ATAAAGCACTTTACGCTAGAGTAAAAGCTGAAGCCAAGCGTAAGTTTGACGTTTATCCTTCTGCCTACGCTAATGCTTGGTTAGTCCGAGAATATAAAAAGCGTGGTGGAACTTACAGAGTGGAGAGAAAGAAAAGTGCCACAAAGAAGAAAAAGTAGTCCTAATCCAAGAGCCAAAGGTGGTTTAACACGTTGGTTTGAGGAAAACTGGGTTGATGTAAAGACTGGTAAACCTTGTGGTCGCTCTAAAGGTGAAAAACGTGGTTATCCTGCCTGTCGGCCCAGTAAACGTGTATCAAGTAAGACACCTAAGACTGTAGGAGAGATGACGAAAAGTGAGAAAGAGAGGTTTAAACGTGAAAAAACTGGTAAAAAGAAGATAACCTATCAACATAGACGTAGAAAAACTAAAAAAAGGAGTTGAACATGGCTAAATCTGCTGCTATGAGTAGGTGTATGGGTTATGTTTCTACTGTTCGCAAGAACAAAAAGAAAAAATCTACTAAAAAAACAACAAAAAGGAAGAAAAAATGATTGAAATCACACCAGAAATGCTTGATGTTATTGAAAAAGTAAAAGGCAAGCGTAATCCTGCTCTTTGGGATCCCAGATGTGAACAATATATGAGGAATAACAGTAAAGATACTGTAAAAAAGTCAACAACAAGTTAAACTAATCTTAAATACTCTTTTTTCTTAGAATTATGGCATTTTTTCGTGGAGAGGAAGGTTCTGTTAAATTTAAGAACTCTTCTGGTACAACTGAAGCAGTAGTTTCTACAACTGGTTGGACATTAGATACAACAAAGGACACTTTAGATGTAACTGCTCATGGAGCAACATCAAGAAGCTTTGTCGGTGGTTTAATCTCTGCATCTGGTACTGTTGACTTTTTATATACAGCAGCGAGTAGTAATGAGACTGCAAACTTATTGGCAGATGTTTTAACTACAGAAGATGCGGGTGATGCACAGTTTGAATTATTTTTAGATACATCAGGTAGTAAGAAAGTAAGTTTTAGTGGAATTGTTACAGGAACAAGTCTATCTGCAACAACAGGTGATCTTGAAACTGTGAGTGTCAGCTTTATTTCTTCTGGTGCTATTACCAACGCTGCATAATGCCTTTGAAATCCTACTCAAAGAAGCAACGTAAACTTGCTGCGGTTGCTCCTCCGAGAGATAAGATCACGGCTGCTGATCTTAAAAAACTACGTTCCAAGAAAAAAAAGAGGAAAAAGAAATGAAATTAACTACTCGTCAAAAAAACAAATTAAAGGAACATTCAGAACACCATAGCGATAAGCACATGGAGTTTATGAAAAGACGTATGAGAGCAGGAGATTCATTTACAGAAGCTCATAAAAAAGCAAAGGCAAAGGTAGGAAGATAATGCCAAAAAGAAAAGGAGTCAGTTTAACTTTAGGAAGAGGTGAAAAGTCTAGGAAAGGTGGGCTGACTGCTAAAGGACGAAGAAAATATAACAGAGCTACAGGAAGTAATTTGCAAGCACCAGTAACTAAAAAGAGTGGATTAACTGAATCAGAAAAAAGAAGAAGAAAGAGTTTTTGTGACAGAATGGAAGGAATGAAAAGAAAAATGAAAAATATTAAAAAGAAAAATGATCCTGATAGCAGAATAAATAAAGCATTAAAAAGATGGAGGTGCTAATCAATGACTTATTCAATTCCTGGTGACATTAGAACAAAGATTCAGACATCTACATCTATAGGTGGTATAGATAGTCCTTTCACTAAAACAAGGGCTGTTTTAGACATGATGAAGGGTTGGGAAATAATGAAAGCTGTTACTGAAGGTACAGAATATCTAAGAGAAAATAGCGAAGCCTTTTTGCCATTAGAACCAAGAGAGGATTTTACTGCTTATATGGCAAGAGTGAATAGAGCAGTATTTAGTCCTTTTACGCAGAGATTAATAAGAGCAGCAACAGGTTTAGTTCTTCGTAAACCAATAGCTTTAACTGGAGATCCTTATTGGACAGAGATGTTCAAGATGGATGTTGATGGTTGCAAATCAGATTTAGATGAATATGCAAGAAGAATACTTATGTGTTCATTAACTTATGGTCAAAGTCATATCCTTGTTGATTATCCTGCTCCCTCTGGTGCGGTTAGTCTTGCAGAAGAACGTCAGCAGAATCGTAGGCCATACTGGATAGAAGTAGATCCTAATAATCTGTATGGTTGGAGATTAGATAGAGAATCTAATTATGGTAACTTGATACAGGTGAGACTAGGTGAAAAGGCAGTATTGCCAGATGGTGATTTTGGTGAAAAGGTATTTGATCAGGTAAGAGTCATAGAACCAGGTAGATACAGAGTTTTTCGGAAAACAGATCAAGTTGATGCGATGTATGACATTGATGATAGTTCTTATGCTGGAGAGTTTGATACTGGAACAACAGGTGAAGATTATAAATTAGCTGAATCAGGTAGTTTTTCTCTTGGTGAAATACCTCTTGTCACTATTTATTCTGGTAAAACAGAGAATTTAGTAAGTAAACCACCTTTACTTGATATTGCATATCTGAATCTTGCACATTTTCAAAGACAGGCCGATCTGATTCATAGTTTGCACGTTGCATCACAACCAATGCTTGTAATGGAAGGATATGACGATCAGACAAAAGACCTTGCTATTTCTGTTAATTATGCAATGGCAACTCAGCCTGGAAATAAAATTTATTATGTAGAACCAGCTTCTAGTGCTTTTGATGCTCAATCTGCTGAGATCAGAGAATTACAAATGCAGATGGCAACTTTAGGTATCAGTACTTTGTCACAGCAAAAGTTTGTAGCGGAATCTGCTGATGCAAGAAGATTAGATCGTGTTGATACTAATTCTATGCTTGCAATGGTTTCTATGGAATTAGAGCAAAAACTTCAAAAAGCATTTAATTTATCTGCTGAATATGTTGGTATTGAACCACCAGAAGTAAAGATTAGTAGAGATTTTGATATTGAAAGATTAATAGGTCAGGATATTACAGCATTAACCTCCTTGTTCGACCAGCAAGTTATTGATAGAGAAGAGTTTCGAGATATTTTAGTGCAGGGTGAAGTCCTTCCAAGTGCTAATGAGGCCAAATCAGAATAGTTTGATAAACTGATAGACAAGTACATACTTAATTATGGCGAAATCCTTAGATAAAGTTCTACAGCCTGACGGAACTTATAAATGGGAACTTGTAGAGCCTAACTTATCTGAAAGAATGGGTAATGGTCCTGCTTGTCCTACTGCTCCTCCTCAAGCTGAAACTAAAACAGAGTCAAAGAAAAAGACTTCTAAGAAAAAGCCAACTCCCAAAACCTCTACTATTGAAGATTAATTATGATTGAAGAAAAAGTAATTCAGCCTGAGTCCGTGACTTCTGCTGAACAGCCCGTGGCTGAAACTCCTTCACAACCAACACAACCTACTGCTCCAAATCTTGATTCTTTAAAAGCAGAATATGAAGCTCAAATAGCTGCTGCTCGTAAAGAAGCTGCGGAAGCACAAGAAAAGTTTCAAGGTATAAAAACTAAATTAGATGATGTTTATAAACAAAAAGATCAGCAAAGGAAAAAAGAGTTAGAAGATCAAGGTCAATGGAAAACTCTTTGGGAGGAAGCAAATAAAACAAATCAGGAGAAAGAACAAAAAATAATGACGTTATCTCAGCAGTTAGAAGATATGAAAACTTCAAATGAACTTGCTTCTACTAAAACTACTGCACTTGCAGCTATAAGTAATCTTGGTGCTATAAATGCAGAGCAGACTTTATCTTTATTACAAAATAAGTTACAAAAAAATCAAGAAGGTAAAGTTGTTATTTTAAATGGTGGTGTTGAACAGGATTTAACAAGTTATCTCACAAGTCTTAAAAATCCAGGTAGCGGTTGGGAACATCATTTCAAACCTAGCTCTGCTGCTGGAATGGGAGCAAAACCAAGTCCAATAGCAAACACAGGCGGTGGTACATCAAATCCGTGGAAAACAGGCAATATAACTCAACAAATGCTACTATCAGAACAAGACCCACAGCTTGCAGCAGTGCTCAAGCAAGAGGCTCAAACAAAATAGTTAATTTCTGTGGAATTAACCCCCTTATCTGTGATTAGGGTATCGCAAAAAACTTTTTAAAGGTAAATCTGAATGGCTGCTCCGTTTCAGAATTATTCTGGCGGTGTCCTACTAGCGGATATCGTTAAGAGAAATAATTTTAGTACTTACGTTTCTCAAGCTATCAAAGAACGTAGTCTATTTATACAGTCTGGTGCTGTAGTTCGTAATGCTTTGCTTGATGCAAGAGCAGGTGGAACAAGAATACAAGTTCCAGAATTTAACCCAATAGCTCCAACTGAAGAGATTATTGATGGTACTTCTTCATGGGGTACAAGCACCAATGGTCATCTTACTCCACAGAAAATTGGAACTGATACACAGATTGCAACTATCTGTCATAGAGGTTTTGCTTACGCTGTAGATGATGTTGCTGTATTAGCTGCTGGTGAAGATCCTATGGGTCATATCAGAAATCAGCTTGCAGATGCTATCAACAAATTAAACTCTGTTCGTTTATTTGAAACACTTACAGGTTTATTTCATACAGCTTTAAATTCTCATCGTCTTGAGAAACAATTAGGTGGTTCTGGTTCTACTGCTGAAGCAAACTATCTTACTGCTGCTACTGTTGCAGAAGCTCGTTCCAAGATTGGAGAGAGAGGTGAGGAGCTTGATCTTCTTATTGTTCATCCATCTGTTGCTTACTACTTATATCAGGTAGGTTTACTTACATTTTCAACATCTGCTCTTGCTGCCAGTGGTGCAGTAACTTGGGGTGGCGGTGGTGTTGGTGTAACTGACAGATCAATCGGTCAATTCGCTGGTTGCACAGTTATCATCGACTCACAGGTGAATATCAATGACCCAACAACTACTGGTAATCGTCAGGAGTTCCGTTGCTACTTAATGAAGTCAGGAACAATTCTTGAAGGTGTTCAGTCAGAACTAAACATTGAAGCAGAAAGAAACATTCTTTCTAAGCAAGATGTTATGTCTGTTGATTACCATAGTGCTTATCACGTTATGGGTACTAAGTGGTCTAACGCTGCTGATAACCCAACTAATGCTGCACTTCGCACAGGTTCTAACTGGGGTGTAACTTATGATGTTGACCAAATTCCTATGGTTGAAATCTTTGTTAACTCACCACTTGATAATGGACTTAAGTCTTAATTTGATTTAAGATCATATTATTCGGTCATAAAGAAAC